GAGGTGGACGAACTGATCAGCAAGCGGCTTGCAAGAGAGCAGCGCAAATGGGAGCGCAAGCAGGTACAGCAACCTGCGGCTGCACCGCCCAAAGATGTCCCGCCTGTGGACAGTTTCGAGTCCCCGGAAGCCTACGCGGAAGCGTTGGCAGCCAAGAAGGCCGAGGAACTGGTTGCAAAGCGCGACACCGAACGGCGCCAGGCCGAAGTGCTGGAGGCGTATCAGGACCGTGAAGAGCAAGCTCGGGAAAAGTACGACGACTTTGAACAAGTCGCCTACAACCCGAATCTGCGCATCACGAGCGTGATGGCCGAAACGATCCAGGCTTCTGACGTTGGCCCCGATGTAGCGTACTACCTCGGCTCCAATCCGAAGGAAGCGGATCGCATCTCCCGTCTGTCCCCGTTTCTGCAAGCCAAGGAGATTGGGAAGATCGAGGCCAAGCTGGCTTCTGATCCTCCGGTCAAGAAAACCACCGCCGCTCCGCAGCCGATCACGCCTGTGTCCGCCCGCACTGTGGGCTCCCCGGCCTACGACACCACCGACCCGCGTTCCATCAAGCAGATGACGACGAGTCAGTGGATCGAAGCCGAGAGGCAGAGGCAGATGAAGAAGCTGCAAGCGCAATCCCGCATCTGAAAGGAATCATCGTGGCGAATAGCCTGCTTACCATCGACATGATCACGCGGAAGGCTCTCGAAATCCTCGAGAACAACCTCGTGATCACCCGCAACGTGAACCGCCAGTACGACGACTCGTTCGCCGTCGAAGGCGCGAAGATCGGTTCGACCCTGCGCATCCGCCTGCCGGACCGCGCTCTGGTGACGGACGGCGCTGCCCTCCAGACCCAGGACGACAACGAGCAGTTCACGACCCTGACGGTCGCCAGCCAGAAGCACATCGGCATCAACTTCACGTCGGCCGAACTGACGATGCAGTTGGACGACTTCGCTGACCGCGTGCTCAAGCCTCGTATCAGCCAACTCGCCGCGAGCGTGGACGCTGACGTGGCCAACGCCTTCAGCCGCATCGGCAACTCGGTGGGCACGCCCGGCACCACGCCCGGCACCTCGCTGGTTCTGCTGCAAGCGCAGCAGAAGCTCAACGAGAACGCCGCTGTGATGTCGCCGCGCTACGCGACGGTCAACCCGGCCGCCAACGCTGGCCTGGTCGAAGGCATGAAGGGCCTCTTCAACCCCACCGACACCATCAGCAAGCAGTTCAAGAACGGGCTGATGGGCACGGGCGTGCTGGGGTACGAAGAGATCAACATGTCCCAGTCGATCAAGACGTTCACCGTGGGCTCGCGCAACGCTACGGGCGGCACGACCTCGGCGGCCGTCTCCAGCGAAGGCGCGACGACCATCGCCATCACGGGCGCGGGCAACAACGCCACGGTGAAGGCTGGTGACGTGTTCACGGTGGCTGACTGCTTTGCGGTGAACCCGCAGACGCGCGAGTCCACCGGGTCGCTCTTCCAGTTCGTGGCGCTGTCCGACGTGACGCTGGGCTCCAGCGGCGAAGGCAACATCACGGTGTCGGCCATGTACTCGGCCAACCACGCGCTGGCGACCGTCAACGCGCTGCCGGGCAACAGCAAGGCCGTCGTGTTCCTGGGCACCGCTTCGACCGCGTACCCGCAGAACCTCGTCTACCACAAGGACGCCATCACGTTCGCCACCGCCGACCTGCTGCTTCCGCAGGGCGTCGATATGGCCGCGCGTGCCGTCCACAACGGCATTTCGTTGCGCGTCGTGCGTCAGTACGACATCAACAACGACCGTATGCCGTGCCGCGTGGACGTGCTCTACGGTTACAGCGTGATCCGTCCGCAGATGGCTTGCCGCATCTGGGGCTGACGCAACCGAACTCTGAAAGGAACCATCATGGCTCTCCCCAATGGCGCTGGCGGCTACCAGAACAATGCCGGCAACCCCAGCGAACCGATCATCGGCCTGACCGATGCTCCGATCTCCGTCACGGCCACTGCGACGCTCACCGCGGCGCAACTGATCAACGGTCTGATCCTGGCCAACAACGGCGTCACGTCCGCGCAGACGTACACTCTGCCGACCGTCGCGCTGCTGGAAGCCGCGCTGGCCAACCTCGACCGTGTGGGCACGACCTTCCAGTTCCGGGTGGTCAACCTCGGCACGTCGAGCGGTACGGCCATCATCGCGGCCGGCACCGGCTGGACGGTCACGGGCTCGCTGACGATGACCATCCCGGTGACGACCGGCGCGCTGCTGGTCGCTCGCAAGAGCGGCGCTGGCGCGTGGACGCTGTACCGCGTGGCCTGACAAGGAGGCATCATGCCTAACACCAAGGCGGTCGGTGTCGCGTTCAGCGACCCCGAGTTTGAAAGCGTCTCTGTCACTGGCGGCGTGTCCGCGGCGTCGGTGACGGTAACCGGCGCGCTCAACGGCACGCAACTCGACCTGAACGCGCCCGTCACCAAGACGGCCTCGTTCACGCTGGGTGCGACGGAGAACTTCGTCGTCTGCAACGGTACGGGCAGCATCACGGTCACGTTCCCCACGGCATCGGCCAGCACCGGCCGCGTCGTGTGGATCAAGACCATCGCTGCTCAGACCGTCGTGTCGGCGTCGTCCAACGTGCTGCCGATTGGCACGGCCACGCCTGGCACCGCGATCCTCGCGGCGTCAGCCGGGGCCAACGCCATGCTGGTGTGCGACGGGACCAACTGGGTCATCATGACTTCGTGATAAGGTAGGGGTTTCGACCCCTACCTTTCTCACATGGCAGTCATCTACCTCAGACACCCCATCCACGGCCCCAAGGTCGCCTGCTCCGATATTGAGGCGCAGTACGACATGGGCCTTGGGTGGGAGGTCTTCGACCCCACCGCGCCCAAACCTGAGCCTGAACCGGAGCCTGCTCCGGTCGTCAACGAACTGCCCCGCCGCGGGCGCCCGCGCCGAAGCGTAGAACCCGGAGCTTGACATGGCGACTGCCACCGCTGGCGATCAGATCAACGGGGCGCTTCGCCTGATCGGCCAACTGGCAGAGGGCGAGACGCCATCAGCCGCCACGTCGCAAGACGCGCTGGCGGCGATGAACCAGATGATCGACTCGTGGAACACCGAGCGTTTGTCGGTGTTCTCCACGCAGGATCAGACGTTCCTGTGGCCTGCCAGCACGATCAGCCGCACGCTGGGGCCGACCGGCAACTTCGTCGGCAACCGACCCATCCTGCTGGACGACGCGACGTACTTCCGCGACCCGGGTACGAACGTCAGCTTCGGCATTCGGATGATCAACCAGCAGCAGTACGACGGCATCGCGGTCAAGACCGTGACCTCGACGTACCCGCAGATCATCTGGGTCAACATGACCTACCCGGACATCGAGATGTATATCTACCCGGTGGCGACCCGGGAGGTGGAGTGGCATTTCATCTCGGTCGAAGAACTGTCCAACGCCGCGACGCTGGCCACCTCGCTGGCCTTCCCGCCAGGCTATCTGCGCGCGTTCAAGTACAACTTGGCCTGCGAGATCGCCAACGAGTTCGGCGTTGAGCCGCCACCTCAGGTGCGCCGCATCGCCATGACCAGCAAGCGCAACCTCAAGCGCATCAACAACCCCGATGACGTGATGTCGATGCCGTACTCGCTGGTGGCCACGCGGCAGAGGTTCAACGTCTACGCGGGTAACTACTGACCGTGAAGACGCCGATCCTCGGGCAGTCTTACGTCGTTCGCAGCCCCAACGCTGCGGCGGCGCGGCTTGTCAATCTTTACCCCGAGGCGCTGATTGAGGGCAAGGAGGCGGCGTACTTGCAACGTTGCCCGGGGCTGCGTCTGTTGGCCAACGTCGGGTCGGGCCCCATCCGCGGGCTGTGGGCCTTCTCAAACGATGCCAGTTCTGCGTTTGTCGTCAGCGGCAACGAGTTGTACAAGATCAGCACCTCGTACACGGCTACGTTGCTGGGCACCGTAGCGGGCACTGGGCCGGTTAGCATGGCGGACAACGGCACGCAGTTGTTCATCGCAGCCAACGGCCCGAGCTACATCTACAACAACACGACGGACACGTTTGCGCAGATCACGGACCCGGACTTTCCCGGCGCCGTGATGGTGAGCTTTCTGGACCAATACTTCGTCTTCAACGAGCCCAACAGCCAGCGCATCTGGGTCACGGAACTGCTGGACGGCACGAGCATTGACCCGCTCGACTTCGCCAGCGCGGAAGGCTCGCCCGATGGCGTGGTCAGCCTGATCGTGGATCACCGCGAGGTGTGGGTGTTCGGCACCAACAGCGTTGAGGTCTGGTACAACACTGGCGCACCGGACTTCCCGCTGCAGCGCATCCAAGGCGCGTTCAACGAACTGGGCTGCGCGGCGCCGTACTCGGTGGCCAAGCTCGACAACACTGTCTTCTGGCTGGGGGCCGACGCCCGCGGCCAAGGTGTCATCTACCGCGCCAACGGTTACAACGGCCAGCGCGTCAGCACGCACGCCATCGAGTTCGCCATTCAGGGCTACGGCACCATCTCCGACGCGGTGGCGTACAGCTACCAGCAGGACGGCCACTCGTTCTACGTCATCACGTTCCCCACGGTTGGCAAGACCTGGGTGTACGACGCGGCGACGCAAGCCTGGCACGAGCGCGCCAGCGGCGCGGACAACCAGTACCGCCACCGCAGCAACTGCCAGATGGCGTTCAACAACGAGGTCATCGTTGGCGACTACCAGAACGGCAAGCTGTACGCTTTTGATCTGGACGTGTACGCTGACGACGGGGCGGTGCAGAAGTGGCTGCGGGCGTGGCGGGCGCTGCCGCCCGGGCAGAACAACCTCAAGCGCACGGCGCACCACAGCCTGCAACTGGACGCCGAGACGGGCGTGGGGCTCAACGTTGGCCAAGGCAGTGACCCGCAGGTCATGCTGCGCTGGAGCGACGACGGTGGGCACAACTGGTCGAACGAGCACTGGCGCTCGATGGGCAAGATTGGCGAGTTCGGCTACCGCACGATCTGGCGGCGCCTAGGCATGACGCTCAAGCTGCGCGACCGCGTATACGAGGTCAGCGGCACCGATCCGGTCAAGATCGCCATTATGGGGGCCGAACTCCTGCTCAGTCCGA